TTGCTTGGTTTCAGCGGCTTGAGTGACACTTGGCGCTCCTTCTAGTGTAGCTGGCTGTTGTAAGCTTGTAATAGGCACAGAGCGAAGAACTTCGCCCATTTCATCTTTTATACTTATTTCTGCGCGATCACCTGAAGTGCTTAGTACCGTGACCGGAGTGCTACCCCCAAGCTCATTTAAAATTGCAGGACCCGGTACTAATGCAGGACGCTGATCCGTCGCTGGAGCAATAATTGATTGAGCATCCCCTCCAGTATCATCCAGTCTAGCGTTGACAGGTGTTGTAGGTTCTCCGGGGGTGATTCCCAATTTTGATGGAGTGCCAGCAGCGCCAGACTGATCTCCTGTGGTGTCAATTCCAGCAGATTGTGCGGCACCGGCTCGTATGCGTTCGACATTTTCGGCTCCCAGTTTTTCTATAACTTTGTCTCGGGACTTAGTTTTATTTTCTATAGCTTGCGGTGCAAGTTTTTTACCGTTCGAATTTATACCAAGCGTAAGCTCAGCGTCGTATCTGATTAATTTTTGCTCGTCTGTTTCGTTTTTTACGCTCGCGGGGGGCAACTTGGGCTGTTGCTGTGTAGTAAGCGGGTCTGCCTCGGGCGTAACAGCGGGAGCCGGTGGGTTTATTGCAGCATTTATCTGTTCAGGCGTAGCAATACCAAAAGGTAGGGTGGCAGGTGGTTGTGCTTGCGCTTGCGCCTGCGCCTGAATGGCTTGCGCATCTGGGACGATAGCCGCTGCACTTTGCGCCGCTTGATCTACTGCTTGCTTGGCTTCTAAATCTTTTATAGCAGCGTCGGCTGCAAGTTTATTACGCGCTTCAAGAGCGCCAATACCTGCACCCGGAATGGCACCAAGCACCGCGCCCAGCGTAGCGGCACCCGCCACACCCTTCATTGGATCAATTCGTGGGTCATAAGTTTGAGCGGCTGCGCGTCCAGAGTATTCGGTCACGCCTTCTTCAAGAGCTTCTTGAGCAGCTTCGGACAAGCCAGATTTAATTGCACCACCAAAAATACTATTAGCGGCTTTACCACCTATACCAGCCAAGAATCGCTCAACACCAAACGCACCTGTTGCGCCGCCAATCAAAGCGGGGACGAATGACGCACGGCGAGCCGCAGTAGTTGCAGCTTCTTCTTTTACTTGTGCTAGTGATACACCTTTTTCTACTTGGCTACGGATGTAGTCGTTCTGTAGAAGAATCTCATCAGGCGTCTCCATGACCATACGGTAAGCCGAACCACCAGCATCACCACCTGCCATCGCAGCGCCGGTCACAACACCAGCGCCAAGACCTAAACGACTCGCGGTTTTTTCAGTAAGTTTTAATAGTTGTGCAGCTTTAGCAGCGCCTTTAATAGCTAGGCCGGGGCCAGCAAAAGAACCAGCCGCTTGAGCAGCGGCCTGTAGTGGGTTCTCGGCTACGTACTTGGCAACAGCAGCAACTTCTTCCCCGCCTGATTGCGCGGCTTCTAAATCCTTTTGGAACTTCTCACGCCCGGCTTTGACTAGGTCACTCTGTGACTCTTCGCCCTTTTTGATAAAGGCATCGACCGCTTTTGAGAACGAGTTACCGGGTACTACAAAGTCAGCCGCCGCTTGGACGCCGCCCGCCGCTGCGTTTGCAATACCAATAACTGTGTCGTTTAAGACAGCAGCGATATTTCTAGTCTTGGGTTCAGGTTTTGGTTCTTCTTTACGTGGTTCAGTCGCTCTGGAATGGCTACGCAATTCCGCCGCTAGTGCAGACGCTGCTTTCTTATCCCCCGCTTCATGGGCGTTAACAAACGCCCGCTCAAGTTCTTGAAAGGTAGGCATGTCTACACCTTATTTATATTGATTATAGTAATCGGCAGCTTTAGGATTAGTAAATTTTATATCCCCCGATGTCGTAGCGTTAGCAGGAGCCTGCTCTTGTATAAGCTCATCGATCCTTGCATCTGGATAAGATTTAGGCAAGCCTCTTATAAACTGCCGTTCTTCTGCTTTCATCTCAGCCAGACGTTTTTCCGCAGCTTCTCTTGTAGGAGTCCCCGGCTTAGCGTAGGTTAAGTCTCTATTAAGTTTTTGTGTTTCCGCTACCCGATCTTTATTACTCTTAAAGTCGTTGTATTCGGCACGAGCGGCTCTAGTTTGAGTATCTTCCCGCTTTCTTTGCTCTCTTGCATCACGTCGGTCTTCAGCTTTAACGCGCATACCAGCTTCAGCCATTCTAGCGCCAGCTTGTATTTTTTCGGCGTCAATCCGTGTTTTACCTTCCACTTCTTTTTCTGCCAAACCAGCCTTCGATCTAATTTTTTCGATTTGGCCCTTGTACAACACTTCGCCTAAATTGGCGCTAAGGGTAGCCGCTTTTTCTGCCGCAGCATTATGTGATTTAAGCGCCTCGTCAACCCTACCCCTTTTCTCTTGGTACTCTGCCCTGTTTAGATCATCTAAGGCTTTATTAGCTTCACGCTGAATAGCGCTCACCTTGGCTTGGTCGTCAAGAAGATCGGGCACGGTGTCGTTAATCGACAAAAGCGCGGCTCTAAGCACGGGGCCGGGGGTGGAACCAAACTTAGCGAACATTTGCGCCCAACGTAGATGCTCAGACTTTCTAGCATCTTCCTTGCTCATCCTCATTTCTTCTTGGCGACGCGCGCGCTCTTCTTCAAACATCTTAACTGGATCAATACCCAGTTTTTTATAAGCGACTTGTTGGCGGTCTAGTTCACCCTCAACACCACCGGCAACACGATCTTCAAGAGCCTTGATATTTGCACGTGTTTTTTCTAATTCTGGTGGTGGGGCAAACTCCGTCATAGCCGCGCGGTATTCATCTTGGTAAGGCGTAGCAGAAGCCGTAGGCGCAGGGGCTTTAGCTTCTTTCTTAACTGTTTTAAACCCAGCCTTCTTGTCTTCTTTTGGCTTACCTTCAGCCCACTCAGTATCTTCTCTATTAACAGTATCTATCCCGCCTTTAGCGAACGCCACAGCACCGCCACCTGCCATCATCTTGGGTGCGCCAGCGCGTACTTGATCACGACGCTGCTTTTCAGCTTGGGCAATTCCCATAGTCTCGGGATCGGTGTCACCGCCCAGCTTTCCTTTTAGCTGGGCGTCTGAGAGTTTCTTCATCATGCCCGGTAACTTGTATGGGTCAGCGCCTGTGGCGATACCACCACTTGCCATCTCCTTAATAGCGCCGCCTTCTTTAGCTTGTTTATTACCAAATGCCTGATACAAGTTTGCGCCCGCACCAGCCAGACCAACAGCTTGCTGCATGAGCGGCGGCTGCGCCTGATACAACTGAGTAGTAGACGCTTGCATCGGTAAGCCGCGCAGCATGTTGGAAAGCGTACCCAGTTGAATGAACGGATACTGTTGCTCAGTCGCGTAGTCTTGGATTCTCTGGTTTAGACGAGCTTGCTCGTAAGCTTGCTGTTTACCGCCGACTTCCATCTGCTGACCCAGAAGCCCCGTTTCCTGACCGTACTGTTGCTGACCCAACGCGCCCATTAATTTAGCGCCTTCTATACCCTGACCATAACCTTTGAGACCAAGTTCGGCACCAAACTGCTGGGCTTGACGGGCTTGCTCAAACGCCGTCTGCATCCCCTTGCCGTAGATGTCGGCTTGCTGCTGGCCTAGATTACGCTGGCGCTCAGCTTCTATAAGTGCAGAACGAGACCCACCGAACGCACCTTGCTTAGAAGCTTCAGCCAAATTAGTTTGTTTCTGTATGGCAGACTGACGTGCAGCCTCACGCATCTGTGGTTGCAGTGCGTTCTCCATATATGGAGACATATATGCTTGTGTGGCGTAAGGGTTAGTTGCCTGTTGTTCGTACCGCTGACCTGCCCCCATAGAGGCCATACTTCCCATGCCAGTCATGCGAGTAGCTAATCCAGTTTGACCGGGCAGTTGATAGCCGCCAATACCTTGCATGGCTCGGGCTTGCATTGGGCTAAAGCCAGCAACTGTTTCGCCTTGGAATGGTTTGTATGGTTGGAAGCCAGTTATATTGCCACTAGGACCATACTGATAGACTTGTTTTTCGGTCGAACCCATCATCCGCTCAACGTACGGACGGGCATAATCTGGGATGTTTGAAGTCTCAGACTTGGTCGTAGTTGGACCACCACCGCCACCGCCGAAGTAGAATGTGAAGTCAGGGAAAATAAATTTTAATAGATTAAGCATTCAAGTGCTCCTCGCGGTACTCCGCAAAGCGTTCGTTAACAATATCTTTCCACATTTCCGGCACGTATTCAGCGGCTTTTTCCGGACCGACACATACATGTATCGCATAAGCTAAGATATTTCCAGCGGCGTATCTGAGCATATGTGCCGCCTCTAACCCACGTTCATCTTTCTCGCGTTCAAACTTGTTTGCAGTTTGGTACGAAGACACTACGGTTATCCACATCGGCAACACATCGCGCTGTATCTGTTGATAAAAAGGATTCAGCGGCAGGTAGACAAGGCATATAAGAAAAGAATTATTTATATCTAACTCAGTTACGTCTTTGTCTTTATCAACCAAGTCATCCCATAGGTGCGCGAGATCAACCAGCATACGGTACACCTGTAGCGCATCGTTGTTACCACCAAACCATTCTAGTTTCCCGTAATTGTTCATGCGGGTAGATGTTTGTCAGATTTAGAATTAACAGCAACCTTTTTCTTGCCTATGCTTTTCTTACGCGATGCCTGAACACGTTCCATCATTGCGTATAACTTACGGGCACCTGCCTCAGTCGAGCCGTTACCCAATTCAGAGACAATACGCGCTGGGACTACAAACTCGCCATCAGCAAGACGAGCAGGCTGGCGTTTACCAATAACAGCAGGGATAGAATCAGAAACTCCATCGCCGGGTCCTCTCAATAAACGCCCACCATCGGAATAACCACCAAGACCGTGCATGATGCCCCCACCTGCTGCATACCCATAACTAGCAAGTTGCTGATCCATGTTTGCATAAAAATCACTCATGTCAGGCTGTTGCTGGGGCGGTAAATTATTTTGGTAAGGAACAGGTGCGTATTCGGGCTGTGGTGTATAACGGGCTTGCTGTGCAGGAATACTATATGGGGCACCGCCAAAATCAGGAGCTGAATCAGAACCCGAGCCATATACCCCCGATCCAACCGGCCCCATAAACGCAGGACCTCCGCTAGAAACGATTTCGGCTCTTGATGGCGCTCCTGAAGCCCGCATAAACGCAGGACCCCCGCTAGAAACGCTTTCAGCTTTTGATGGCGTTCCTGAAGCCCGCATAAACGCGGGGCCACCATTTGAAAATTTTTCTGCGCCATGCATGATGCCACCACCCGCAGCCTCAATAGGGATGTCCATATAGTTGTCGATGTCACCTAGATTAGTCTTAGGCATCTCTACAACGGGTACTTTAGCTTTTTTACCAAGACGCGCATGTTCAGCTTGAGCAGCGGAAAAGGGGCTACTCATCATCTGGGTGCGGCTACGCGGCACAATACCGGGGTCTGAGCGTTCGCCAAACAACTTCATCGCCTCTTTCTGGCGTTCTTCTTCCATCTCTTCGTAAGATTTTGTCAGGCTTCTAGCCGCCCTTTGCCCACGGGTCTGCAAACCATACTCACGACGCTGCGCCGCAGAAAGACCACCTTCTGCAAAACGTGGCTCACCAGTGTAGGCATTAACGGAAGCGTCAGCCGAGGGGGTCAGGGTGTTTACAGGCATCGGTGTAGCTGAACTGACAGCATATGCTGGGGTTTGCAGTCGTGCCATAGGAAAGCCAGTATTGGCCCCGATGCTATTCATACGAGACATATCTTCAACCGGGCCACCACCCTGATAGCTTTGGTACTCATACGAGCGGGTAAAGGGGCGCTGCGTAGGCACTGATGGCTGGAACCCAGACATATCCACCGTGTTCTTGTACTTGTCTTCATCCTCTTTTTCGGGCTTGTTCATGTACTGCCCAGCCGCCATCAGCCCCATGCCGGTTTCCATAGGGTATTTTTTAACAATCTCTAACCCCTCCATAACGCCTCTTTTTAACGCGCTTGGTTCTGGGGGTGCGCCAAATTTAGAAGCTAAATCTGGCGTCATATTTATGCCTTGGTTAGCAGGAGGAGCGGTAAGTGAAGGCGAATTAGTAACGCTTGTGGCGTCTAGACCTTTAAAGCCCGGATTGAACGTCTCGCCACCCAAATAGTCTTTTGAAAACCCGGCATTTTTATATGGGTCAGCCGCTGTTTCTGCTGCTTTTTCCCCTAACTTTTGCGCCGCAGTGCCCGGCTCTATAGTCTTACCCGCATGTTGCGCATACTGCTCTGGGTAAGTCTGCCTTAAATATTGTTCCGAATATGGGTCTATAGGTTTAGCCGCAGTAGTAGGTGGCGTAAAGGGCGTACCACCAGCCGGTGGCAGTGGTGTAGCAGGAGCAGTGGGGGTGATCGGCGCACCAGCAGTCGGTGGCATACCAGCAGGATTAGCTGAGAAAATACCCTGTTTTGCGGCTTCTACGCCGGTTTGCTTAGCGGCTTCTACACCAACCTGTTGACCAGCTTGAGCGATGCCTTGCTTAGTGGCTTCTGTTCCAGCTTGCTTCATGCCCGCCGTAATTGCTTCTTTCTTCGCTAGTTCTAAGGCGGCGGTTTTACCAGCAGCAGCCGTAGCAGCAGTTGTAGCAGCGGTAGTTGCGGCAGCGGTTTTAGCAGCAAGGGCGGCAGCGGCAGCGGAAGAAGCGACACCGGCTTGAGTAGCAGCAATAGAAAGAGAGACAGGATCGTGATAGAGCCGTACCCCGTCAAACCCGTAGCCGTTAAATTTATTGCGGATAATCATGAGAAATTACTCCTATCACATCTTAGTCGGATTGTACCGTTTTCTTCGCCCAATTTGACAAATCCTAGCCGTTCGCAAAAGCGTAAACCCGCCGGATTGTCTGCCTGTACTGTGGTCATTGCAAAACCATACTTATCTATGACCCCACCCAATATTTCCTTGATGTAGGGCCGGATCGAGGCTCTTGGCTTTTCTCCATACCCAACGTGTAATTCGTTATCTTTTGCTAACACACCACCAATAATCCGCCCGTTTTCATAAAGAGGTACTACTTCCCATAGCCTTAACATCTGCACGAACTCTTCTAACGCAAACGGGGCGCGTCCTTTGACAGACTTGTACACTAACTTGATAGCAGCGTTTCGTTCGGTCATACCTTTATCTTTATTACGTTATCTGCTGTTGTGTCACGGTACAAGTCGCCCACCCGCATATTGGCTAAGTCTGCCTCGGTAGGCAAGCTCGCAACCCTCTGCCCAGTCGCCTGATTTATTACGCTAAAGTTCATGGCAGATACAATCTGGTTCAAGTTTATGACCTGCGTGGACGCTGCGCTAGGGCCGGGGTTGTCTAGCTGCTGAAAGTAAAGCCTGAGAATGTTCAGTAGCTGATCCATATATAGCCGGTCGTACTCGACGGGCGCGTAGGGCAACGCTGGCGCTCTTGTTGTTCCAGTTGACATATTATCTCCTGCCGTCCGGACGTACATCCATACTGGGTGTACCTAGCTGCCACTGAGTGCCAAGCGTATTGGACTCGACCTTGAAAGCCATCTGTCTGCCACGAACGCGGGTGTACACAATCTGGGTAAATTGCTGAACCTCATAAGTGTTTGCCACCGCATAGTTGTTTTCAGTTATAACCGGCGGGTTATCCGCTGGGCCATAGGCCGACCCGGGGTTTCTACGTGGAAGAACTGTAAAATCCACCCGTGGGGTTGTAGCGCCCTGAACAACATTAGACCCGTCAAAAGTAATATCTGGCACTATGCGCCACACAAACCCATAATTGTGTCCATCACCAATGTCAAAGTCGGAAGACTGGATATAAGCATTAATAGGTTGAGGGGTATTTGTGGAGTTGTCATTGACCCCAAACTCGTGGAACACAAGGCGATTAACATTTGGGTCAGCAGCCATAGGGAAGCCACGCAGCGGGCTATCCAGCCAAGCCGTACGATTTAACGTGCCGTAGTACCACACACGGTCAAGGTGGTTGTAGATGACGTATCTATCGTTGATTGTTGAATTAGCTGAGCAGTACTGCCACCACACCTCGTTGTAGCCCTCATTTGTACCGGCAACCACTTGATAGAACTGATCACGGTTAATGTCGCTAAACACATACTGACGAACGGTAGACGGCAAAGTTTCTACTCGACCAGCGTACATATAGAACTTGTCAGTACCCATCCAATAAACTACACCGTTGACTGTAGTCATGGCGTTCGGGCTACAAATAGACAGATTGTCGGCAAGAATATTAAAGTTCCAAACGAACGGTGGGCCAGCGTACTGCATGGAGTACATAGCGGTGTCTGTCCAAATCAAATTTTCTTGACGCGTTTGCAATGCGCCAATAATCAATGAGCCGTGAGAAAGCCGGTAGCTACCAGCCTGATTCGTAATTGCAGGGTTCCAGTCGGTATAGTCTTCAGAGACAGACCAGCGAATAAGCAGTGGATCAAGAACGCCGGGGTCGGGTTCAAATGAATATGGGTCGCAACCAAACGCAATCACAATCCGCGTAGCGTCTGAGATCAAAAGCTGTAGCACCTGAGTAGGGCATTCTGAGCCTGTGACGAGATCACCCCTAGTGCCAAAATCTGGCTGAGTGCCGGGACCCGGTGCCCAATGATAAATAGGCCCACCACGGTAAGAAAACAATAAATCCTGTCCGTAGTTAATTTGGCTCCACAGGCGAAGCTGCTGCCCCACACCGGTCGTAAAACCATCGCCCCAACCCAAACGACTCCAAGGGCCAGCGCCCCAGCCAGTACCAGCGGTATATACAGCCTTACCAGTCCCAATTTCGTAGGTAAAAGTTGCACCGTTTATAGCTACCCCATCAGTAATTGCAGGAGTTGCTATAGTAAACGTCCAAAACGTAGAGTCAATGACAGTCATCTGCCAGTTACCATTGATGTACGACACGGGAATACCGTTCACAAACCCTACAACATTGGAAATGGTGACGAAGTCATCCGTCTGACCGCCATGCCCCGGATCAGTAACTATGATTGTGGAAGAAGCAACCGTAGCCCCAGTTAAATGCGCTGCGGCAGTTGTACCGTTATAACCTCGAACGCAATTCGTTAATGTGTTACTAGTAATTGCGCCGTAAAAAATCTGCTCAGACCCGATATAAATAACGCCCCCTGCGGTAGAAAAATTTGAGGCGTTCGTTAATGTTATTGAAGTCTGGGTTGCGTTAATGCCGCCGTTTAGAGTGGATACCCCTGTGGTAAAAGCGTTTGAAGCAACCGTAGAAGTGTACCGGATGGGGGTGATGTCGTAATACGCGCCGCCGTTCTCTATATAGAACTTCAGGTGTGTGCCAAGTCCAACAAGATTAAAACTTTTAAGAGTCACCCAATTCCAGAGTGAACGGCAGACGCCTAAAAAAGTGTCGTTGGAAAACGCTGTCCAACCGCCAATCTTTTCAGGATAGCCAGAACGAAACCGCACTTTATCGCAAGCGTACCAACCCCCTTCGTTAGCAAGTGTCGTGCTCTCGCGGTTTACACCGGGGCGAAATTGCAGTCTCTGTAGAGGCATGATTAACCTATGTTAATAGTCAGGCCCTGAATTGCTGGCATGGAAGTTATACTTACCGTTACGCTTTGTGTGGCCTCCCAAGGCATATTGCATTTAGTGCACACGCCAGACGCGGCTTCTTTTTCGCTCACAGGGTCTTGGCAATGGACGCAAACCTGTTCAACTGTGTGGGCAGATTCGATGGAACCGTCTGGCAAAACTTTAGCTTCATAAGATAGTTTCATAAATAATCCTTAACGAAGTTCCGCCCAAGTAGTAGTCCCTCTATCACTATAAATACTATAAGTAGCCCCATCAGGCACGATAAAAGAAAAAGGAAAATACATAGCGTTACCAGCAGATAAATAAGCAAGACCTATTGTTACGCCCCCCACTGTATAGGTCACATTAAGAGACCCACCGCCGCCGGATGAAAATGCCACCATGATTGGTTTACCAGTATTATTAGTGTAAACCGTACCATTTGATGCCCTGCTGCCAGCAACATTTTGCCAAGTCTGCCCTATACCTAAAGACAAATTATTAACGACAGTAGTGGCAGTAGTAGTAACTTCTGCCGCAGTCTGAAACCCCAGACTAGCGGGGGATGCGGTTTGAGTTGAGGCATCAGGGAACGTAAGTCCAGTATCCCCGCTTATTGACATCGACATAATTACTCCTTTAGATACTTTGCTTTTACAAATAAGCAAGCATCAATATTAAAATTTAATACATGCCATCATCGCTACGTTAGTTGGGCGAGTTTCAGTTCCTACCCTAGCGCCAGTAGAAGTAGCATTGTTAAAACCTATATTAACTCCAGTATTACCGCCCGCAGCAATACCGTTGTTTCCTTCTGCTGAACCGGTAATAGAAAGCGCCCCAGTACCTACGTTTGAAGACCCCGAATGTACTCTTCCTATGTTTGTAACACTACCCGTTATTTGTTGCATCTGGTCTAACTGACTTGAACCAATTGTTCTGCCACTATCTATAGCCGCACCATTTGACCATCCACGAACAAACTGCCCACGTAAGTCAGGAAGATTAAATGTAGTAGCACCGTCTCCTGAACCGTAAACTATGCCTATTGCACCAAAAAGATCAGCATAAATAGTACGTGAAACCGCTGCCCCATTACACTCTAACCAACCGCCCGGAGCAGTGGAGTTTGCGAAATACATCACCATACCCGGTGGTAGGGCTAAGGATATAGAACCTGTAGTGCCATTAATTGTGACTGACATAGCTGCACCTATAAAATTTTATTTAGCTACTCCACTGCGCCGAGGGTTCCACAGGCCAGTCGATGAAACCGCTAACAGGATTGACAGCTACCTGACGTACTTGATCACGATAAGAAGCAAACTCTGTAGCGTTCATCAGGTAAGGGTTGTTGGCTGGATTAGATACATCCGTTGTCTGAGTCCAATCTGTGGCAGATAATTTATCTACCGCTGTGGCTTTATTTTCTTCAGCAGTCGGTATTGGAATTGGCTTGGGTTGGCAAATGCCCTCGTAGTACCACCAAGTACTAGAGTCGCAGTCGTCCGCGCACTCCGCCCAAAACAACGGCAGACCAACTGGAAACTCTGAGCCACTAGCAACGACCTGTGCAACCCGAGCGCCGATTTGACCAGACTGGCTAATAATTTGTTCTTGGGGAGAAATAAGTGCCTGTTTCATCTTAGTAATGCTCCTCGACAATTACAACGCCAGCATAGCCAGCAGCGCCCGCACCTATAACACCGTTTACTGCGCCACCCCCGGAGCCACCGCCGCCGTATCTACCGCCGGGACCATAAGCTGCACCGCCTACGGCGGCAGACCGTCCACCAGCGCCAAAAATACTGTTACCGCCACCACCAGAACCACTTGCGCCGCCATTACCGCCGCCGCCATCAATATTTGTATCGCCGCCACTACCAGAACCACCGCCACCGCCTACACCGTAACGGTCAGATATCCAACTTCCGCCACCGCCGCCCGTAGCTGATATAACAGCCGTGCTACCCGAGCCAAAAGAAGTTGCCCCCCCACTACCACCCGAGCTACCACCAGCCGCTCCACCAGTACCTACTGTATAAGACACAGTCGCGCCTAATTGCGCTGCTGTATAGAATTTAATTGATGCGCCGCCAGCACCACCGCCGCCAGCACCACCCTGCGTGGAACCAGTTGTTGCGCCACCTGCTCCACCACCAACTACAGTAACTTTAGCGCCAACTAAATTGGCGGGTTTAGTCCAAGTACCAGTAGTCTCAAGGGTTCTAATAATGATAGCCCCGGTACTAATACCTACAACCGTGCCTGAAAAGGTAATACTCTGATCCGCGCCAACAGTAATAGCTGTAGTGCCACCGGTTTGAATTTGCAAAGTACCCGATGCGTCGCCAGCGGTAACTAAGCCACCAGACCCACCTGATACTGCGTTAATTATGCTTGCCATAGCTAATCCTTAAATAATAACAAACCGCTGGCCCGTTGGCACTGTTAATGACGCACCGGTTGCAATAGTAAATGGCCCCACTGTCATACCGTTTTTACCAACGGTCAATGTGTAATTCTGAGTTAGTATCGTAGTAGTCTCATAAATAGTACCGCCCGCCACAGAACCCGCACCGGCGGTTGAAGCGACCCATGTAACGCCGTCTGACTGTAACAAATTACCCGCAGTCCCCGGTGCAATCGCAGTTATAGCAGTGCCAGTACTATTGCCGACCAATACACCGATAGGCGCAGCTAAACCAGTGCCGCCTGAAGCAACAGGAAGTGGGGTAGTAAACGACAAAGAGCCATCTATAAAATCTGTCGAGCTAAATAAATCAGTGCCATCTGTCCATATCTGCGAGGTTTTACCTGCGGGTATTAGCGCCCCAGTACCTTTTGGAATTACGTTGCCATCAACCGTGCTAACGTATATGGTCACGTCGTACGCCGCTAAGTTGCGCATGATGTATGTCTTTGGCACCGGAGGGATAAACACCTCATACGCGGCTGCGATGGTAGTGCCATCTACATCAAGACTTACAATCGCGCTTCGCGCTTCATCCACCGCACCGTTGTTAGTTGTCAGTGGATACTTAAGAACGCCGGGAGTAGCGGTGGAAGCTATTACATCCACATAACCAGTAATACCGTCCTCAAGCAATGTGCCTAGGTTCAGGTTAGTCGTAGTGCCCCACGTACCCGACTGCTCACCGTTCGGGATAAGCTCAATACGTAAACTTTCGGAGTATTCTGAAACTGCCATATTTATTCCTTGTTAAGCAAGCATGGTCTCGGCGTGGGTTTTAGCCTCTGCCAAGCGGCGCAACCAGCCCTTACCAAAGGTCGCAAACGTAGGCAGACTGCGGTAAAACGCTTCCTTTTCTGCGCTGAATTTTGCCACTAATTCAGCCTGATTGGCATCTTTTAATGCTTGCATGGTCTTGGGGCCGATAGCACCGTCAGGCGTGGTGCCGATAGCTTTCTGCATAGTCTTAACCGCCCGACCGGGGCCAGCGTTGACGGCAAAGTCAAACATCAGATAGTCCAGTCCATCCGGCATCTCGTCAGCCTTCACAGCATCCCAGTACTTCTTCTTGTACATCGGGCCTACCACTTCGGGTGTCAGAGCGCGCATTGCCTTTTCGTCAACAGGATGCCCCACCCATTCTTCCCAGACTTTCTTGGTCACGCCCAGATTGGTCATGCCACCGGGGTCTTTCGGGTGGTTTACGAAACCACCCTCGTGCTTCAGGATGGCCTTCAGAGCTTCGTCAAAGTTCTCTTTCATTTCTTGGCTTTCATATCGATGATCTTCTCAAGCGTTCTGCCGCCAAAGTAGAAGGACATCACAAGCATCCCCCACTGCCCCAGCAACTCAACAAAGGAGTCGGCGATGTCAATCAATGCAGCGTCCAGAATAGCCAGCGCCATGTAGGCTACCAAGATATATACCAGCGTCAAAGGCCGGATGTTCTTGGACAACCAGCTATCGCTTGCCATGTCGGCTTTAAGGCGCTCGGTCAGGTTGTTCTGTTCTGTCTTGTACAAGTCGGTGTCATTAGCCATCTTGGCTAGTTCACCATCCTGCGCCATCTTGGCAAGTTCTAACTGCGCCTTGGCTTTCTGTTCAGGGTCAGGGATCAGTTTATCGATCAGTTTGCCGCCGATACCCAGCAGCGCATCAAGTCCTAGCATGTCAACCTCCTTGTTGGAACATCCACCATATAGCCCAGCAAAACGCCAAAATAATCGCAACAATAACAAGACTTGCTACTACTGTTTCAATGCTATCTATCAACTTTTGTCGCTCACGACGCTTTTTCATTTCAGCGCGTTTTGCTTCTAATCTTTTTTCAGTTTCCGCTAATCGCTTAGCTTCCGCTTTAGCTTCACGATCTGATCTGAGCTTATGCATCCTTGCCCAGAACTCATCCCACATCCCAGCTTCTTGAAAGTGGTAGATAAAAATATGTTTGATGTCGTCGTAGTACTGCTTAATCTGGCGATCTATCGCCATCAACTCCATCACATACTCAGCATCTGACATATGGTCAGCGACTGTTTCACCACGTTCTACCGCTTCTTCCTGCGCTACTTTTGCTTCTTCTAACTTTGCTCTGTTTGTTTCGTACTTACCTGCCGCTGAGAAAAACTTTTTCACCGGTGAAAGCGATTCGGCTAAGTTTCTACCAGACTCTACGCATTCGTTAATGCTATCAAACGCTTCCTTGGCTTCATCGGCGGCGGCTTTAATACCGTTAACTACTAACTTCACGCCTTGTATAGCCAGCCCAATAGTCACCGGGTCAAGCATGATCACTCCAATGGATATTGCGCGGTATTAATCGTAGTCCAACGAAGTGGGAACGTAGTCCCATTAATTCCACTGTTCAATAGCACAGTGCCTGACACCCCAGTAATTGATACGTCTGTTGCTGGAGTAGCAGTAACCGAATTCAATAAGGCATTAGCTTGCAGCCCAGATACTGTAGAAGTAGGCTCAAATATTAAATAACCAGAAAACGGTGCACCAGAAAATGGAGCTAAACCTAACATACAGACCCCTATTGAATTAGGGCGGCTTTCGCCGCCCCGTTCACTTCATTAGTAAGCGATTGCGTTACCAGTAGTTGCTGCAAGTTCCATCCACTCGACGTTAACAGTCAAGTTAATCACACCAGTAGCACCCATAAGCTGCACGTTGTTAAGGATGAAGCCCTCGTTAGCAGCAAAAATAATTGGGTAGTCGCCCGGCTGGTGTTGGTAGATTGGGGCAGCGGTCAATACAGTACCAATCGCAGTTGACTGACCTTGTACAGTCGCAATAGCTTGGGTATCAAGCGTACGAGTACCAGCAGTGATTGCGCCGGTAGTTGCGATAAAAATCTGACCACCACCAGCAAATGCCGAAGTAGGCATAGTGGTACGGAACTTGCCGGTGTTAGTTTGAGTAAACAGCGCCGTAGTACCGACTGTGTCATTAGCTGTCCACTGACGAGCAATCTGCAACGAATACTGTAAAGACTGCGCGGTACCAAATGCCGTGATAGTTGAGAAACCAACTTCAACACGACGAACCATGCAAAGCTGAGTAGTTGTAGCAGGTGCCCAACGGAAAGAGAACACCGTAGCGCCAGCAGCCACAGTGGTCAATGAACCAGAAGTCAAGGTCATTTGATATGCACCAAGAATTTCTGGTGGGCGCTCAGATATACGAGCCGCCAAAAAAGTTGGATCAACAGTTTGAAGAACAGTGCTATTTGCACCAGATTGAATAATAGCCATTTGAAGCTCCTATAAATTAGCCGAGAGTGTAAGCAAAAGTGCGGCCCCCAGCTATATAACCGGGGCTTGCATCAACATAAACAGTAACGATTCCGTTATTTAAACATTGTGCGGAAACCTTAATACCGTCCATTTCTAGTTCGTCACCACCTGCTGATAGTAATGCAACAGGAATTGAAAAACCAGAACCTGTACCGCCCACGTTAGCTGCCAAAACAGATAGCGTGTCGCCATAAGCGTAATTAACGCCAAAAGTTGAAACTTGTGTAACCGTGTAGGTAAACCCTGAACCCGTACCACTTGGGGGTCCTAAGAAAGTATTCGCTGCGGTTAAAACGTTTGTAGCTGCATAACCCGAACCAGTACCGGTGGCGGGCAAAACAACCGCTGTAACTGCCCCGCCTGACACAGTAATTGAAGTCGCTACTGCATTAACTCCTGCCCCGCCAGTCAACGGTACGTTTGAGTATGTACCATCTACATAACCAGAGCCACCACCAATGGTACCTAAAACTACAGCGCCAACATCATGCGGTAGGGATACTGAAGTTATTGTGCCTGTAGAAACAACTACCTGTGTCGCAACTGCGCCTGTACCAGAACCGCCAGTCAACGGAACGTTTGTGTAAGTGCCGTTGGTATACGCTGAACCACCAGTAATAGTGCCCAAAGCCATAAGTGTATTAGTCGTTTTAGCATTTGGCACCATTGATATATGACTTGCAGTGGTGGCGTTCGCATCCGCAAACGAATACATAAACGACTGGATTGGCGAGTTTCCTAGCTTAATGGTTATCCCATAAGTCGCCGCAGCAGCAGTTTGAGTTGTACCATTAGGGAACTTAAAGCCACCTGTGGTTGACTCGATTACGCCAGCAACGCGGACTTTAGAAGTGCCAGCACCGTCATTCGTAGTATTAACCAACAAGTTATTTGTGGTTGGGGCAAAACGCGCTACTTCATTGGCGGCTAATGTACCGCCTTGGAAGAACTTAATTGATTTAGCCGCCGCTGCGGTACCAATCGCAAGGTTTGTACTCTGCGAGTAAAAGTAACCGTCGTTAATTCCAGTAATCGTAAACGTACCTAGATTGTAGGTTGAGCTATTGATACCAAAATTAACAAAGTTAGTTGTATCGTTACCGTTATCTGCTGTAGCAACAAAGTCAGTGGATGCGTTATTACCAGCGTTTAAGTTCTGGTAATTAACTTGAGAATAGCTGTTTACGTTTCCAAAGAAAGACGCAACCGAATTAGGCAGCGGTGTGCCAGTGCCATTGTTGTTTACAACAAATGGGCTGTTGGTAGCGGATGTGACTGTAGTTACACCAGTAAATCCAGCGGTGCTGTTAAACGTTGCTGCGCCTGTAATAGTTATAGAACCGTCAGCAACATAGTTAACCGAGCGTGACGATGGGTAGGTACCAAATACTGTTTTGGTACCAGCAGTAAATACAACCGCAGCGTCTGCGTTTGATGATTTATAAACTGTTGTACGTGTAAGTATCAACCCAGTTGCATCAAGTGTGCCAAGACCTACTTCCCATTCAGCAGCTACGCTTGGGTTAACGATACAGTAATAAGTTGTATTGCTACCACCAATACCCGCCGAAAAACTTTGAAAGCCTGTAGAAGCACCAAGCAGAGTAGCCGGACCCGTACCTATAACAGTAGAGGTTTCAAGTACCCGGTCATTAATCACAAATGCCATGATTGCCCCCTATTAAGCGATACGGATAACAGCGTTAGTTGCATCCGCAACTGGGAACGAAACGGTAAACGTACCAGCTACAACAGTTTTATCTGAACCAAAGTCGAAGACAGCCACCGCTTTATTGGACTGGCTGCTGTTGTATATCAACGCGCCACGGCAAGTAAATGATGCCGAAGTCCATGTAGTATTGTTAAACGAAATAAATGCAGTAGTGCCGCCTGATGTCGGCGACTGCGATACGGTCAGCGTATTACCTCCAGCCGTGTACCCGGTACCACTAATTTCGTTAGTTGCACTGTAAACTGTGGTGGTTGGGCCAAGCGTAGCGGACGAGGTGTAGAGCGCCATTTTAAACGTGTCGCCGGTGCCCGCCGTGAAATCCATAGTGCCGCTAAGGAGGTCAACCTTAAAGCTTGTGCAGAGTGATTGTGTAATTGCCATTTAGAACTCCTAATTAAATTACGCCGTTGGCACCCGTGGTTGTCCAGAACGGTACGAGTCTTGACGTTCTTTGCCGTCAGTCAATTGCTTGTACAACATTAACGCTTCGTCATACCGCGATTTGTAGAACATGACCAAATCTTGTTCACCCTTCATGAACATGATGGCTTCCATCAACGCGCCGTACAACAATACTGTGTCGAAATTATTGCCAAGCCATGACGTACCAGCAGTAACAATCGACTCTGGGTAACGGAAGTAATGCAGTTCAACCCGATAGTTTTCGTCAGGTGTAGGCGCAACAATCATTGTGTAATTTGTATTTGGCAGTGGTACATTAGGCCCTGTGTTAGGGCCAAACAACGCGTAATACAGCGGCACATCCTCGTAAGTCGGATCAGGGTATGACTGCCGAATAAAGCTAACATCTTTGTTGAGCAAGAACTCCTGCGGACTATCTTCCCCCGCTGCCGTGTCAGTCAGCACTGCCAACGAATACACCGCCAGAAAATCTGGCGGCAAGTTCAAATATTTATTACCCTGACTCAAGTCGCCGTAAACATTGTGCTTCAGGATAGGCGGATTGCCAGAGTTATAAATACGCTGCTCTGCTTGTCTGATGAACGTATTGACCTGCTCATTACTAGGCACCACAACAGCGCCGCCATTCGACGCCGTAAAGGACGACGCTGCGAAATCGTTTTCGCAGTAAGACTTAATAGTATTGAACAGTTCCGTGTAATTCATAATTAACCCATTGGACCACGAGCCATCGTACCTTTAGTTGCCGCGCCAGTACCACGAATTTTGATACCAGTTGTCTTTGGTTCTTTGTAATTACCCTTGGAAATACCAGCAACAGAAGGATTCATCTCGGTCATAACTTTAGCGCCCGCTTCGTAGGGCAGGTCGCCCTTAATCTTTTTGCCATCCATAGTATGTGGCTCCGCATAAGTAGCAGCTTGGCCTACTTCTTTGCCGCCCTGCTTTTGTGAGTATTTAGCCATTATCGTCCCCGACCACCGCTGCGCTGATTCATGGCACGAGCCATGTTACGGCCCATTTTTTTCATCGCCATGCCAGTCACGCCGCCTTTAGCCATACCCTTGTGCATCCGCTTCTCATGCGCCTTGACTTCCGCCTTGGCTACTTTCTTCATGCTGTCCATAATTGCTCCTACGTAATTACCACCGTTAAACTGCCTACTTGACCAACGCCAATTAGATCATTTGGAGTCAGCCCAGTATCGTCAGCCCTTGCACCACCTATCGGTGCCCAACCCCACTGAAACACCCGACTACCACCCGACGGATCACCAAAATCTGTATTTAACGTCAACTGTAGCCCCGTATAACCGGCTTGTACATAGCTGTTATCAGGGCGCGGTTCCCGTACTGCTTGTGGGTCCTGCACTGGATACATTCCTAATTGCAATTGCGGCTGATCCGGTTCCCAACAAGTTTTACAAACTTTAATCGATACCTGCTTAGTCTTGATCGTCAGCTTCTTTAGTTCTTTTAACTTGTAGCGAAACCCGCAGCGGTCACATTCCGCAATCGAGTTTTTCGCACTAGAAAATCTGTTGCCCATTAGAAAAACATTTCACGTGGAACAAGCCGGTCAGCCGCCTTCTCGCGGTCTTCACCAGCAGCTAAATCCCATGCTTCATCGTACATTGCCTTCAACGCTTGTGACCTAACCGGATCGGCATTCGGCAACTTAATCGATAACATAAAAGCCAGCCCCGCCACTAAGCAGTTCTGGAATCGAAACGGAATATCTGGCACGTTTATACCATTGCCCGCGTCATAAATACGCTTCATGCGCCAATAGTAAAACACGTAATAGGGGTTCAAAGTAGTGCCCTGATCCGGCGCGGGCCACACATTAATCTGTGGGTTAGCCGAAGTCGCGCCAATTAAATTTGTTGTCTGTCCACTTTGCCGATTAATCCACACTTGAATAGGACGACCTTGTGCCAACTTGTTCGGAATAGTCGAGTAAGTTGAGACCGAAATACGGGTGATGTTCAAATCAGTCTGGTTAGGACCCTGTCCGGAATCAGTGCGAATAACATGTTCCAGAAGATCAACGGTATCATTAGGTAGATCATAGGTAGTTACCCCCTGCGCTAAGTTAATCGAGCCTTGCTCAATAGTCCACAAGTTCACGCCACGGTTAGCCCACTCCCCCAGCAGGAAATTCAGGCTGCGTCGCGCCGTACGGAAGTCATAACCCGTACGCATCTCTTGCCCACAACGCTCAAACGCCTCTTCGAATATCTCGTTGAGGTCTGGGTTAAACGTCGATACTGAGGTAGTGAATGCCATTTAAGCCCTCGTTTTCCCACGCATTGCAATCCCATCTGCACGTTGCGAGGCTGTGCGCACTTTGCCGCCTTTTTTGTATATTAGCGCTTGCGGGTTCATTTGGCGTAGCAAACTGCCGCCGCCACCGCCACCGCCACCGCCACGGCCCCCACCGCCACCGCCACCGCCACCGCCACCACGACCAAGACGTTCTTGGCGCTTTTGTTCATCGGCTTTGAGCATGTCGTCAATACCAAGAAAATTTATTCTTGCATTGGTGGCTTTTCTTGCTTCATCATGCCTTTTTGCCCACTCTTTGGCTTCTTGCGTTTCTTGCCGTAAAGCGGCAGACACTCTCTTAAATTTTTCACTGCCCGGCTCTCCCGGATCAGCCTTCTTAACATTTTTCTTTGGTGTGGGTATGTTTTCCCAATCCAACCCTAAAAAATTTTTATCAGCCATTATCTAAACCCCGCTGTCTTCTTTGCAATGCCTTTAGGCTGCGCTACGAACTGCTTTCCTGCTTTCTTCCCTGCCCGCTTTGCCTTCGTTGTAGCGGCATACTCAGCAGGACTCAACGCCTTAATCGCCTTCTCCGGCAGATACCGCTCACCGGTTTTACTGGAGGGTTTACCGGACTTAGTCCGCCATTTCTGGTCTCCCCAGTTTTTTAGCGATTGCTGTGGGGCTTTCACTTCATCATACCTCGCGTCTTACCACGCTGGGCTATGCCATCTGCACGGGATGAGGCTGACTTAACCTTGCCGCCTTTAGCTTTCTTATCTTCTTTTTTAGGTTGCCCCATCATAGAGAAACCAAATTTAAGCAAAGCTTCGTCCCGTTTTTGCTTTGGGCTTTTCGCTTGTTCAGCTTCGCGTTCTTTACGCGCAGTTTCAAGTCTTTCGCGCGCGGTTTCGTACTCTGATTTTGAGGGGGTTTTATTTTCTTCAGTCACGATATCCTCCTCCTGCTGCTTTGTACTTCTTGGCTACCAACTGCGCTTTACGGGCTGACCACTGACCAGCACCCGTGCCATGAGTTGCTGCGGACTTTACCTGCGACACAATCTTCTTACGTAGTCCGGGCTTGGTGTAATTACCAGCAGCATTGACCTTGCCGCCTTCAGCGTACTGCGTAAAGTCGGTGTCATCACGACGGGCTTTCTTTTTCCCGCCGGGCATCTTGGAAGGGTTGATTGCACCCATACCACGCGAGGCCATCATCAGATCATCCTACCTTTCGTCTTACCTTTTTGCGCAATACCATCAGCGCGGCTGGAAGCAGAAGACACCTTACCGCCTTTTTTCATACCTTCAGTATGAGCGTAACCGCCATAACGCGTAGTTATAGGGTTGCCGCTACTATCCACCATAGGGGTTTTACGGCGACCTGTGTTTTTAAGGTTCAACTCTTCGCTTGCGGCTTTCCGTCTTGCCGAAGCCGCTTCTTTTTCTTTTTCAGAAACTGTGTCCACACTCACAGCGAGCGGGTCACGACCACCATGCCGGGCAGACATTTTGTTTTTACTTACCGGATAGCCAAGGTCTTCAGCCATCTTGTCGTACTTCGTCCGACGCCTTGCAGCTACTTCTTTTTGCTCAGGCAATTCAGCATAGTCCTTGTCTGCTTTATTTTTAAAAGCAGCCACACCTCCAGCCAAAGCAGCAAGTGCTAAAAGGTCTTCGTTTCTCATGCCTGCCTCCTATTAGCAGTAGCCGCCTTTTTTCATACCTTTAGCACCAGCCATCTTCGGCATCATGCCTTTGGTTTTGCCTTTGACAGCAACGCCATCACGGCTAGGAGCAGCGGTTTTGACAGCACCCATCTTGGATGGAGCAACCATGCCACCTTTAGCGTATTTAGCCATACCGCCCTTCTTCATGCCAGCCTCAGCCATCTCGTGCTTGACCATCGACTTAGGAGCACCCTTCTTTTTCATGAAGTCGACTTCCTTCTTAACCATCTTCTTTGACTCAGCCATACCGCCTCCTGATTTAGTGAACTCTTGTCCCACAGTTACAGGGACGCCGACTTTCTTTGCAAACTTTGGGTTGTTCGCCACAGCTTGCATGAACCTTTCCTGCTTGGCAGATTTAGCTGGCATTAGATCATCCTGCCTTTCGTCTTGCCGCGCATAGCAATACCATCACCGCGAGATGAAGCCATACCACCCTTCTTGAGACCGCCTTGGTCTTTCAGACGAGTCTTTTCGCCTTTGTCATACGCTTCACGCTCTTTGCGATTACGGATGTCCTGTTCCTGATTCTTGCGCTCGTTTTGGAGCGACTCAAGCACAGTTTGCGAAGGTGCGTCTGGGTCTACCTTGGTCCTATCGGGTAATTTTGTAGCGGTCGACCTGACAGAGCCAGAAGGTTTCTGATTACCCCTAGCCGGAATATTCTCGTACATACCACCGCCAGCAAACTTCTTAACTTTGCCGCCTTTTTTGTAATACCGCCCGCCTTCACCTTCCCAAGTAGCTTCACCGGGTCCTAAATCTTTTATGCGGGGGGATGCCTTGTATTCCTTACCTTTATTCAGTTCACGTTCCGCGCGGGCGCGCTCTGCACCGCGTAGGCCGCTTAGAACAGCCATCGCGCCAAGACCTAGACCAGCGCCAGCAAGACTAGCGGCAGTGCCGCGAGACCGCTTGTCTTCTTTCTTCTCTTCCTTGGGTACGGACTTCTGACGTGTGCCAGCTTCAATCGTAGGGTCTTCTCTAACCTTACCCTGCTTTGGCTCGTCTTCGCCTTTTAGCTTGGTACCGTACTTTTTGCCGTTCCACTCAAAAGTTTTCTGGCCTTCTTTACGAGCATCAGCGAATGCTTCCTTGAAGGTTGCGCCAGTGGCGGAATCGTAGTGGATCTTGTCTTTAGATTTGTAAGACATAATTAAGCCCTCGTCTTTCCGCGAATAGCAATACCGTCAGCACGGGATGAAGCTGACTTCACTGCACCACCTTTTTTCATCCTAGTTTCTGAAGTAGTTGTAGTATACCGTGACCGACCAGCCCCCTTTTTAGGTGGTTCAGGTGTTTCGGTCGAAGCTGGGTATCGTGACCGCCCAGCCCCTCTTCCACTTGTGCTTCTTCTTTGCCCTTCATACGTCTGATTACGGATTTGGTTTAAAAGATTCTGTTTTTGCCCAGCCGCAATACCTGCGTCAACTCCCGTAGTAGTGCTGCTACCTTGACCTGTTGTGGATTTTCCCGCTGACGTAGTAGTTGAGGCTGCGACTTTTTTATCTTTCTTTATCACAGGAGCAGGGGCAGGAACAGGGGCAGCAGATTTATACTCACTAGGACTAGCGCCGCTTGTGCCGTCTTCTGTCTCGTATGGAAACTTACCCCGCTTAGAAAGCTCTTTAGCTTCGACTTTGTCTTCAGCTACCTTGTCATCAGCTTTTTTAGTGTCAGCTTTCTCTTTCGTCTTTTCTTCAGGAAACCGGCCTTTACGCCCGAATTCTTTTACCCGGCTGGTATAGTCGTCGTCTTTGCTGTCGCCCTTACCAATGTACTTGTCGTATAGAGCTTTGCCAACTAAAGCTGCGCCAACACCAGTAAGGATGTCACCGCCGCGACCAAATTTTTTGACTTTTTTGGTAGCCATTATTTACTCCAAAGTTTAATTACGCTTTCAGCAATTATAGTCAATACACCGCCCGCACCTGCGGCAGCAGCCAATAAACGCCAGCCGCCTTTAGCCTCAGACAGAGTTGTCTGAATACTTTGTATGGCCTTCTTTATTTCTTCCATATCTTGGACGAGCTTGTCCATATCCTTCTGCAAATGATCTATGTCATTTGCATGGGTAGCTAGTTCCCGCGCTGTTTCAATTTCAGGATTTGCCATATTCAACACTTCCATGCTCTCAAAGATTTATTAATACGGCTATTTGGATCATTAGCAGTCTTCGAAGAAGTCAGCTTCTTTTTCATCCCAGACATCCGGGCGCAGAATGACTTCTTCCTAGCCCCACCTTCTGGCTGCGGTGCTTTCAGACCGGGTTTCCCCGGATTCGCTGCGTTGTAAGAAGCTCTCCCTTTGGCGTTTAGACCACCCTTGGGATTTTTGCCCTCTTTCCTCGTCCATGCTGGTGATTTAGCCATGTTAGCCCTGCATGTAGTTTTGAACTAACAGGATGATGAACATCGAAGAAACACCGTTGTTATTGGAACTAGCAAGTGCTGTTGTCTCAAGTGTAGTCTTCTCTGGGATTTCAAGCGGGTACTCAAACACATAGTCCGCTACACCATTATTGACAGTCGTGACTGCGGCAGTGCGACGAATGTTGTCGGTGCCACGGGTTAAAAGTCGCCCCTCAACTTGGGCGGTTCCCCCTGCTTGACCCGCCGAAAACAGACCCTGAGACACATACCCCGTATACCCTGCTGGGATGGTGTAGCTGCCCGTGATCGTGGTGTTGTAGTCAAACTTAATGATGTCGTATGGGGTCGCAGGGACACCAGCAGTCACAGTACCTGTGCCGATATAAATGTCACCTGCGGCACTGTTTCCAGAACCTGCCGTTAATACATAAGCATAGTTAACCCGAAGCAGCGATGCGGTCATCGTCACAGCCGTTTGTCCGTTCAAGACAACAGTTTCTGACACTTCGTTGTAATTGGCATCAAGACCCTGCACAACAACAGAACGCGCACCGGTGCCGTTGCTTGTATCGTTTGCATTTGTGGAACTGACAGTCATCTGCAAAGCAGCCGCAGGGAAAGTAATTAAACTAGCCAGAGGCCAAACCGATACTTGAGCCGTGTCTACATCAGAATTGAATCCAAAGACAGTGACATTTCTGTGCCCCTGAATTTGACCACGAGAGACTTGCAACTCAAATGGCTCGTACGTACCTACTTGGGTTATAGAACGCCAAGTTCCAATATTCGCCATAATAATCTCCTTGTTTTAAAGGGGGCCGAAGCCCCTAAGATTATTAGACGTTCTGCTGACCAACCAGCGGATCAGTAACGTAGTACAGGATTGTGCCGGTGATTGCACCGCCGGTTGGGCCGTCGCCAGTAGTCGCGCCACCTGTAAGCGTAACCATCTGGGTCAGGGACATAGCCACGCCAAGATCGTCGCCCGCTGTAGCGGAAGCAAAGTTGAATACTTGCTTACCTGCGTCAGCATCAGCGGCGCTCAACAGGCCATTTGCGTCAAGAGCGGTGGGGTCGGTGTATCCGATCCAGCCCATGTCAAATGTAGGAGTAGTACCGCCAGTACCGGCAGCATTAGCTTGAATTTCGACAATAACTGCGCCAGCGGGAAGAACCACGGCTGGAGCACCAGCAGCAGAAGAAACTTTAACAGTTGTGGTGTCAGCGGCAGTTGGGTCGATGTAGAACTTAGCAGCCATCAGGCCAGTGCCACAATAAGCGGTGCGAGTATTGTCGCCGCCACCCGAACGCCAGATACTTTGGGTCGTAGAGAGAGCCATATTTTTCCTCATGCGGTTAGGTATGTCGATCTGCATGAAGTCAGCCGGGACTGTTCGACATACCGGGTACACCCGGTTTTATTACTTTATATACCAAAAAAAGGGGGCGGTAAAGCCCCCTTTTTCCTTACGCGCCTTGCGAACCGAACATACCCAATGGGTCTGACCAGCCGAAGGAATAACGCTCACGAGCCTTGTAACGGACGTTGCCGGTGTCAAAGTCACCGTCCATCGAGTTAGCCAGTGGGCTACGAACAAAATGCTTCATGCCGTTTGGAACGTCAGTGGTCAGGAACCATGCGTTCGTGTCGGTCAAGAAGTGGTTGATCGTATAGCCTTCTGGGATCGAACCGTTGTTCTTCAGAGCGTTAACGTCGTTGTCATTGGTGCCGACACGGAGTTCGGTTTCCAACAGGCGAGTCGCAACGAACTGGAGAGCAGGAGGAACGACCAGCTTTTTAGGCTTAGCAGCGATCAGCAGACCACGTTCGTCAGTCCACGCAGCGATTTGAATCACAGCATTTTCCAACGAAGTTTCGTTCAGGTCAGCAGCAGTCGAAGGGATATTCGAGTTGTTGCCACCATTTACCAGCGGATGAGAAGCCGAGAACAGAGCAACACCGTCACCACCGGGGTAAGTAGACGAGAAGCCGTTGTTCAGGACGTTAGCCGCTTTGACTTGCTTGGTGTAAGCCATAGCACGAGCCAGAGCTTTGGTGTAACGAGCAGACAGGCTGTCGTACAGGTTGTCCTCGATGGCCTCTTCGGTCAGCGAGAAACCCAGAGCAATGGTTTCGTGGTTGTAGCGAGCAGTCCATGCTTCTTGTGCGTTGTCGTACGCGATTGCAGAACCTTCGTTCTTCACCGGTGCGGCACTAAAGCCAGACAGCTTGGTTTCTTCTTCGAATGAACGCTCGGAAGTCTCAGTTTCGTAGATTTCCTTGTGCTCTTCGCCATAGCGGGCATACTCCAGACCGAACAGGGCGTTCAGGCCGGGGAGCAGCTCTTTCAGTAGTTGTGCGCGTGAAATAGCCATTTATATGCTCCTTAAATGCCAGTGGCGTTGTAGTACGAGTGGTAACCGAAGTTGAACTTAACGATCACTTCGAAGAAACCAGCCGAGGTTGCGGTGTCAGGCACCATATCCACTACACGCATAGGCAGTGAAGTCGTTACGCCATTGGCGTAAATACCGATACGCGAGTTACCAGTAGTGGTCGAGCCAGTGTTCAACACCAGAACCACATTGTTGCCCAGAGTGGACTGAGACAGTGCCACAGGGGTAAGACCAGTAGTGCCAGCAGTATCGCCAACCGAGACAGCCTTATAAAGCTGGTCAGGATCGTCGGCAATGTACGCCTTGGCATCAGTTACGCCAGAGGCGAAACCGGGCCAGTACTGGGAGAAAGTCAGTTGCTTAGTTACAGGGTTAGTGTAAGTGCATCCGAGGAATACACCGACAACACCTGCAACTGGGGAAGTGTCAGTGTCCAAGGTGCCAAGAGCCACCACACCATCAGCCGTCAGAGCAACCACGTCACCGTTAAAAATAGCGGTGTTGTAGCTGATCGAAGCGGTCGTGATAGGGAGTTGGCGAGTTGCACCGGCGAACACCTGACCACCAATCAGATTGATTGGCTTTAGGCCGTAAGGGGCCGTAATCGCTGGGTAAGGCGAAGTTTGTGCCATGATTTACTCCAAAAAAGTTATTAACCTTTGCCGAACGATGTCGAGGACTTCTTCTCAGAGAAAAGAGGCATCCGCGAATCGCTTTCCCGCATGAAGCTGTTGTCGATTGCAGTCGTCTGCGCTTGGGTTTGGTTCGCGTAATAGTCATTACGCTGAGTTACCAACTCCTGCGGAGTCTTGCAAAGCACCAGCCCACCGATCTCAATATTGTCCTTAAAGCGACTATTTGGATCGATTAGCAGTTGAAACTTTGGTTGCTCAGACACTTTTACCGGCTCCCAACCCTCACGCAACTTCGCTGAGAGGTTACGGGGGTCGGCCTTATCCAAGGTCGAGACACGAATCCACCTGTACGCAAAACCGGGCTGTTTATCTGGTTCTGGCAATAGCTCAGCAGGTGCCCACTGCTTGGGGCGTTCCTGTTGTGTACGGGCTTCTAGTTCACGAGTTAGTCTGTTCTCAGCCATTATCTGTTCTCCAATTTGAGGACTTCGCGGGCGTATTGCTCCGGGGTCAGTTTAAATTTTTTAGCCAGCGCTGCTTGTGTCTGGGTCAACTTAATCTGCTTCGGAGCCGTGCTCCGCTTAGCTGAAGCAACGACTGTACTCGGTTTACTTTTTTGAGGTTTCTGTACCTCAACTTCTGAAGCGTTAAAAGCTTCTGGGAATCGCTTGCGGATCGTTTTGTCGATGCGCTCATAATAATCGTCAGTACCAATATATTCAGGGCCGTACTCACGATAAAGCTTCTTATGCAACCCCATTGCAGCGTCGGTCATCTCCTCGTCCTTTTGGAACCAATTTGAATTACGACGTTGCCAATCTTGAAACTTTGGATCAGCGACCTGAGTTTTGTTATCAGGTTGCGATCTTTGCGGCAGTTGTACCTCAGTTTCTTCCTCTTGTAAAGTGGGTTTAAAGTTTTTTGTGCGATCCAACTTTAAAGACGCCTGCATTAAGGCTTCCTGTGCGTCAACTAACTTATCAGTATCGCCCGAGTCATAGGCTTCCCGATAGTTGCGCTTTGCCACTTCCACTTCGGTTTCAGCCGCCGCTTTGACCGTTGCGATGTACTCTTGCTCACCAGTAGACAAGGTAGCTTTGAGACGCTTGTTCTCTTCTAGGATGGACTGTGCTATCCGCAGAGCTTCTTCTTGCTCACGGAACGCAGCCTCCTTCTCACGGCGCTCGTCATGCCAAGCTTTTTTATACTGCTTAAACTTGACAATAACTTCCTCAGGGTACTCTCCGCCCTCTTCTGGGGCTTCAAGTGAATTAATAATATCTTTAGGGAGGGGTTCCTTACCACGATCTTCTTCCGGGGTATCGTCCTCGATCTCGACGACAAACTCCTCTTCATCCTCTTGGGCTGAAGCTTTGGTCTGGTCGATCTCGTCCGGAAACTTGTATTCTTCCTTGTCCATATATTCTCCTTATGCTCGTGAAATACCGCGTGGGTCGTCTACAACGGCTTCAACTGAGTCATCATTAATCAGGCGAAACTCCCGACCATGAATCTTCAATCTTGTGCCACTGTTCGGGCGCGCGAGGATAAAGTCACCCTTTTTGCACCACGGCCCACTAGGGAATCGGCTTGCGTCTTTGTAGCAATCTGGCCCCATTTCCACGACAAAGAAGACCGTACTAAGGACCTCCTCATAGTGCATGGTTGAGTCTGCCTTGATAATCCCGCTATCGTATTTGGCTTCGATTTCAGGGATTGCTACCAAAATGTGGTAGCCAGAAGGTTGCGGCAGTTGTGTAGCCCGTTCTTCTGCTGTTTCCGGCAGTGTTGATACTTCACCGCTTTCTGTAGCGATGGCAAGTTCAGTCATCTTCATGCTCCATTCTTTTTGCGAGGTCTATAAGGTAAGTCTCAACTGCGGTGAGACCTCGTATTTCACCGCAGATAAATTGATACTCATCAAAGGACTTAGCCGCTTTGTTGGCTAACGCATCGGAAAGTTGTGCCCGACGTTCCCTTAGTTCTTTAACCGCCGCTTCTATTGCGTTCATTTACTTTCCCTTTCTGTGGGGGTTTGGATTTCTGTTGCTGCTGATTCATACGCTGCTGCTGCAAGTTTATTGCTGCGCGGAAGCCTTCAGTTTCTTGCTGTTTATCTAGCTTTATGCGGTCAGTATGTGTCTTAACCGCCATATTTGCCCCAGCGATTTCTTTCTGAGCATTAATACGCTCCATTTCAATCGCCATCTGTTTATCTTTCGCTGCTGCATCAAGCTGATCTTTAGCGATCTTGCGCTGAACTTCTGCCTGTTTGATCTGCAACTCTTGCATCTGCATCTGTATGATCGGGTCTTGCATCTGTTGTTGAGCCTGTTGCTGTTGGGCTTCTTGCATGTGCTGTTGTACAAGTTGTTGTGTAGCTTGTGCAGCACGTTGAGATACTTCGACTTCGATCTCTTTCGGGATCATTACATCGTCGTCTTCCTCGTAGTTTGGTAGCGTGAGACCCATGTTTGCTTCCATCTGCTTGCGATACTCATAGCCCACGTGCTCATTAATGTGAGCCATCATTGCTGCTTGCATCATCTGAACTTGTGGGTTCTGCGATAGGATTTCTTGAATCTTGGGGTCTTGCATCGCGCCCATGTGAACAGCAATATGCGCTTGATGGTCCTGATACAAGAACGCTTTGACAGGTTTACCCATCAATATGTTCTGGTTCTCAGTGACGGGGTCGCGCGGGCGAGTGTCATCCTCCATCGGAATTAACTTGTTCGCGTTCTTCACGCCTAGTACTTCAACCATCTGACGGTGCAATAGCGGCAAGTCGTATAGTTGTGGTGCGCTCTGAGCCAACTGAAACACCGCCTGATACTGCACAACCTTCTGCGACATCGTCGCCGCATTCGGGTCGCTAACAGGAATTACATCCACCGAGTCATAATCACTCTGTTTAGCGCGACGTGAACCGTCTACTGGCTCGTAGTCATACTTGTCTGGTGTGAAGTCACGAATGATCTCTTTTAACAGGCGGAACTCTTCGTGCATCGCGTAGTGAATACGCGCTTGAACCGCTGACATGATCTTCAGGGTTCGCTCTAAAATAGCCAGCGTCGTGCCAACGGGGGATTGGGCAGACATGTCACTGACTTTTAAGTCAGCCGCGCTGGCAAACCTACGGCCTTCTTCGATGATTTGATTCATCAATCCAGCCAAAACTTGTGATGGTTCCTTGTACGGCAGTGGCAAAATGTTGTCACGTATCGCGCCGCTTGGTACATCTACGTCTCTAAATTCACCCGGAGAGATTGGTGTATCGTCGCCTTTGACACGCATACCGCGTGTTTTCAATCCACCCGGCAAGTTTGAAAGCGTACCTGCGTCAACAAGCTGCCTCAATATAGAAGTGCCTGACTTCGCGTATGCCCCGATCAAGTGGATCAAACCAAAGCAATAAAAGCCAAAACCGGGGATATAGCCGTAATGCACGAAGTGCATACGCTTGTGTTGAAGCTTGTCCTCGGGTCTCCAATTACGGCGAATAGAGAGGATTGTTTGTGTACTCTTCTCTATAGTTACAATGTATGGCAGCGCAATACCTGTCTCTTCACCCTCATCATCTACATCCTCATAACCGGGCAAGTCCAAGTCAACCTGCATCTCAAGGAGCTTGTAGCGGTCGTCAGTAGTAGCTCTAAAGCCGAGTTTCTCTGCAATCTTCTTCTCAACTTCTTCAATGGTATTAACTGGGTCGCCCAAGTCAACATCAAGATAAAAGCCCGATACTTGTAGTTTGCGTAGCTCGTTTGGAGTCTTGCGCATGACGTGAGTTACACGCTCACATGTTCTTAGTGATGATGCGCCATACGGTACAACTACGTCTTCAGCAGGAACGTAGATAGCTGTCTGCCGTCCAAGAGACGGGTCGTAGTACACTTTCTTGAACGCATTACCAGACAGACCCAAGCCCCACAACATACGCTCGTGTTCAGGACGGTATTCAGGCATTTCTTCAGTCAGACGATAGTTCATATCGTCTTTGACGCGTTCAGCCGCATCTTTCTTTTCAGAAGTCTCTTTACCGATAATTTTCGTCTTAACCGGCCCAGCAGCCGGGAAAGTTTCCATGATCGTCTCAGACTGGAATTTGACGAGCGTTTCTGTGAGAAGAGGGTGTGTAACTCCGCAAGCACCCGCCCAAGGTTCTGTTCGCTCATCGAGTTTCATCCCAAGAAGATCAAGACCGTCAACGTATGTCTGCACCCAGTCTTTACGACTAGATACATCCTCCTCGTACGCATCAATCAACTCACTCGCAAGAAGCGACAACTCGTTGTCTGGAATAAACTCAGCCAAGTTCGCTTCAAAGTCCTCGTCGTCCATCTCACGAGGCTCAATCTCAATCTCTAGTCCATCCGTGCGCAAGCGCACAGCTTCCGGGTCTTCAATCTCAATCTCCAAGTCAGGCTCCATATTCGCCTGATCCAAGCCCTGCGGGGCCGCGTACAACCCTTTTTCCATTACCATGATCTATCCTTAATAGTAAGCGACACGTCGCTTCGACTTGAACAACTGAATTTCTTCAGGTTCGTCAGTCTCAAGCCTAATAAACCCACCTTGCCGGAAACGTAGTAGAGCCAGCGTAGTCGAGTCAACCAAGTCATCATTAATGCCAGACGGGAAGTCGTTGCATTCTTCTATAACCTCCATCGCCCAACGTCTGTGTGGTGCCCACACAATACCGCCATGAAACAGTGAAGAGACTGCGTTTACGCGGGAAATCTTGTCTTGTCCTTTGCCCGGTGTGAACTCTTGTATTGGCACACCCATACGCCGCATCTCTTGAAACAACACCGAACCGCTGGACTTCTTCTCCACAATAAACGCGTCCGGTTGCCAATCCCTATACTCTTCAAGCACGAGTGCTTTTAGCTCGGGGTACTCCATTCGTTTCTTGATTGAGTTCAAGAGAATGATGTTGTAGTTGTTGACTTCCTCGTTGTAGAACACACCCCATGTTGTTAAGGCGTTGAAGTCAGATCGGTTGTTTGCTTCTTGTGCCGCGTCAAGCGACATAATTGTAAATTCGCACTGCGGTGGGTCATCTTCTTCCCACATATTCCACCACTCACGCTTTATAAGCGCTCCCTCTTCCGAGGTCGGTTGCTGCATGTACTGTGCGTTCCAGTATCGTATATCCAGTGATGCCTTTTTCGCCAACAGCTCTTCAACCGGCCAGAATTCGGGCCAGAGAGCGTTGTCGTTCTCGTCGATTGCCGGGAACTCCACCACTTCCCAGCGATCCACATCCTCACTGCGCTCCATCTGCGTAACAATCTGTCCAGTAAGATCAAGTTTGCTCCATCTGGTCATTACTACAATGATTGCCCCACCCGGCATAAGACGCTGTATTGGCCCTGATTGGAACCATTCCCACGCAGGTAAAAACACTTCTGGTCTTCCCAGCTTGGCTTCCTGTTCGGAATGGGGGTCATCAATAATAAATAGATCAGCACCCCGCCCAGCAAGAGCGCCACCCACACCAATGGCGAAATACTCTCCTCCGAAGTTTGTTCCCCATCTGGATGCACTTTTCGAGTCAGCTTGTAGCTCAATTTGCGGAAAAACGTCATGATAAGACTCCGATCCAACGAGATTTCGCACCCTACGACCGAACTGAACAGCCAAATCAGCCGTGTGAGAGGCCATAATGACCTTTTTCTGGGGATATTTACCCAAAAACCATGCGGGAGCGAGGTAAGAGATGAGTTCAGACTTGCCGTGACGCGGTGCAATATTCACAATCACGCGTTTTTTCTTGCCAGCAGCGATTTCTTCGAAGATTTTCGCTAATTTATAGTGGTGCGGCCCCACTTTGTAGCCCGGATAGACGTGTTTTACGAAATCGAGGAACGATTCCTTGCTGATTTCGCGTGTTACTTCCTCTTTGTACTTCTTTAATAGCTCAGCGGTGCGCCTTTTCTGCTTCTCAGGCATGTTTGGCAGCGCCGCGCGCAGTCTATTTAGTTCCGTTGCAGAGAGTTTAAGCGTCTCCAAGCCCATTGGCGACCTCCCTGACTTCCACGTCGACCACCTGATCTTCAAGCATATTCAGGGTCTCAATTAGTTCGCGCTCGACTTCCTCAATACTTTGTATCTTGACCGTCATCTCGCTGCGCTTCTTGAAAGCATCGACCCCATCGACCTCGCCTAGCTTGGATAGTGCAGCGATTCTGGCCTTGGCGTCCTTGGCATTTTCAACTTCTGAGACAAGCTTGTTGACTACGTAGAGTTTTAGGTCGGAGAGTTCCTCGACGATCATGCAGTTTGACTGCGCCACCATACCCGCTAAGTAAGCCATTACTTCGTTCGGATACTTTGCAAACTCTGGCCTGTGGGCTGGGTTGTGCATCATCTGTTTGGCAACTTCCCGTGCAGTATCAATGTGCTCAGGCGTTGGCTCGATGGGAGTGTTGTTTAGGTCAGCAACTAACTTAATAGTACGCGCCCGCATTTCCAACTCTTCATGAGGCGACAAGTGGGGCATGGCCTCTAGGGCAGAGGCTGGGAGAGGAATATCTTCCTCGATGTTAGGGACGATCACATTCATTAAGCTTCCTGTGGCCTATGTGACGATTGCGCGACTATAGCAGGAATAATAAGAATGTAAAGGGTTGCTATTGTGGCAATAAAGTTTGGGGGATTTTTTGCGAAATATTTTTTGTATAGGCTAAAAGTTTCTTAGGGGGTAGGTAACTTAGATGGGTGTTTGCTCACCTTGATCACCTTGATTTTGGGATTTTGTGGAGTCGTTTGTGCGGAACAGAGTGTATAGGGAGCGGATGGAACCATCTGCGCGTTTAGGGGGATGGGGGTGATGGGGGGCTAGGGCGGATTTACTTGACATACCTATGGGATATGATAATATTAGCTCATGTCGGATAGATACCGACCGATCATCAACCAACAGAAGGGGAACATCATGATTGATCATCTGTATATCGGCGCAGTGCCCGC